GATTTATTTTCTAAAGTATTTCCGTAACTAAAACTACAACCGTTTACATATAATTTCATACTAATGTCCTACATGTACTCCAAACAGATATCCCAAAAAGAAAACTATTGGGCCTAATATCAATAGGTCTACTACCCAATGTAATGCAATAGATAGTGTAACGATTTCTTGCCAATGTAATTTACATACAGTTGCCCAATGTTTTATTTTATCTCTCATAACATTTTTGCCTTAACTTCAATTTTAAGTTTATTATCTGTTGCATGTTTTATAATACTGCTTACAGTTGCTAGTCTGCCATAACGTTGTACAGCATCTGCGGCATCTTTACAATCCACATGCCAAGGCGGGAAACTTACTTCCCACCCTAGTTCAGCGGCCTGCAACATTAATTCTATACCTGCTTCATCTCTGTCAGGACATACTATAATTCTTTTACCTAACTTTTCTATCAAATGTGCCTGTTCAGGACCTACACTATTACCTTGTATTGCAATACCATCTACCAGTATAGCATCAAATACACCTTCAGTAACAATTACAATTTCTCTTTTACTATCTGCAAATCTATCTATGTTAAAAACATATCCTGGTTGCATTTTATGTAAGTACTTAGGCGTCTGTTTGTCAGGAGGGCTGATATGCCTTCCTGTCCAGCCTACAACATCATTGTTGTAAGTAAAGGGGACTACTAATCTCTGCTTGTATAACTTTTCATCAAAGTATAGCAGTGGATATAGACCAAGTAGTCCTCTTTGTTTTGCATATTCCTTTACAGCATGTTCATCTGGCAAATCATCTACTGCCATTGCTGTTTCAGGAATTTGTTCTGTGTTAAACTTTTGCAAGTTATATACATAATCTGAAGCACTCTCTGTTTCCAACTCTTCAGAGTATTTCATAAGTTCTATTGTAACTTTGTGTATGTCTTGATTGTTAGCACCTAATTTAATTGCTAAGTCTTTATATTTTTTACCTAATGTAGGATTAGGTTCCCAACCTGTAGTAAATCCACAATTAAAACAGTTATAGGATATTTTTGCACCTGTAGTAATTAGTCCACCACGTTTTCTTTTATCTGTACACATAGGACAATCCATAGTGTTCCAGCCACTAGGAGTTTTGCTAGTTCTTATTGGAAGATTATCCAAAAGGAGACGATGCACCTGTTCAACTAAAAAGTCTATATCCATGCTCTAATTATACATGAATATTGTTGAAAAGTCAATTAATTTCTAAGTTGTACTAAAGAAATATTTCCAGCAGTAGGCTCACTCATTACTCTGATGTAATTCGCATTCACTTGAAAAGTATTATGATAAATCGTTGAGTTTGCTGTTAAACTTATATTACTTACAACATTAAACCAATCACTGCTATTATTTGCAGTTCCAGGTGTATTTTCTACACAACTTGCTTGTATATCAATTCTGCCTGTATAGTTATCTGGATGTATTGCAATACTATGTAAACATGAATCGAAATTCCTTGCTTGGTTTCCTTTTAATGCAGAAGTTACAAAAACATTAGATAAATCACCTGTATTTGTATTTGTTACTTGCATAAATTGGCTTACATTTGCTGTTTGTGTTTCAACAGGTGTAAGATTTGTTTGATCTAAAACTTCAATATCAAATTTTATATTATTGTTTTGATCAGAATAAACAGGTAAATCATTTCCTTCCATGTTTTCTCTGGAAATATAAATTTGATAAAGTCCTGGTTCTAAATTAGTTAAATCACCTTCTACTATTGTTAATTTTATTTGCCCTTTACTTCCAGTATGATCTAGTACTCTGGTAAAAACTCTTTCACCTGTACTAGGTGCTACAAAGGTTGCTCTTAAAATATCTGAATTTACGTTTTGTAATTTTCTATCTTTATTTCTTATATTAAAGATTACCTCATTAGATAATCCTTTATGTACTACTAATCTTTTATTATTCATAGGCCTGTTATCCACATAATAACCATCCGAGCCAATCACAAGATCAACTTCCTCATCGTATAAAAATAATTTGTGATTGCCGTAACTCATAGGTTTTTTACTCTTTATATTGTACTATTTATCAAAATGAAACATAAATAAAGTTGTGGAGAAAGAAGAACTTATATCAGAGGCACAAGAACGTTATCCTTTCCTAACAGGAGTTACCTATGGCGGCAACGAATACGTTGGGATAGTAGTTAATCACGACAATGCAATAATGACATTTTATGATGTTAATAAAATGCCATCGCTAGAAGTTAAAAGAAAATTTTTAGAATATGGTGACATGTGGTGGTGGGAAAGTAATAGGCAACTGCCAATAGATATATTTCTTAATCATGAAATGAAAGAATTTATTCCTTTCCTTTCTACATTTGTAATGAAAGATGTAGAAATAATTTTTGGTCCTATGACATCTTTACAAAATCTAATTAAGAAAAGAATTAAAAGACGTGGCGTTCAACTAGTTCGTAAAACTGACTAACCTTCGCAAATCAAGTTTAATTGCACAATAATTGCTAAGGCATAACCATAACTATGACTTTTCTTAAAGAAGTAGGAATCATCATTAGGCTTTACCCAAACATCTGCTTCTATTTCTTCCCAACTTTTACCAACTAGATGCCTTTTACCTGGTCTAATTATTGCAAGTATCATTGCTAGTTGCTCTAAACTAGTAGGCGGATGTTTTTTAATTATATCAAAATGATTACTGATATGGAATAACTGTTCTACAACTTCTTCATGCTCTAAAAGTTCCCACATAGGCTCTTTTGCAATAAGTTGATCTAGATGTGTTTCATCTTTTATACCTGTGTATATGTGGTTATTAAGGAAGTCTACTTTAAACCAACCTTCCTCTTCTGCCTTTTTATGATCGATTGTGCTGTAACCTTGTAATGGAAACTTAGGTATATTTTGAAAGTAAACACCAGTATTGTGTTTTATAAAATTACCTTCTTTTTCAATACTTGCAGGAGTATGATTAACTAATTTGAGAAATTCATCTCTGTTAGCCATATCTATATCTACATCAAAATCTATTTTCATTATGCCTCTTTATGTGCAAGTCTTTTTATATGTGTATGTATTGACCAATTACAACTTATACTATATCTTACACTATCATTTAGCACTGGCGTTGTATAATGTAATAAAGTTGCTGGAAAAATCAATAAATCACCCTCTTGTGGATTTAAGGAAACTTCTGTATTTCCAAATCCATTTATATCTGTTTGTGTTCCACAAACCAAATTAATTTGTCCTGTTTGTTTTTTATCAGTTGTATTGTTTACTACAAAATTATTATCTTTTTTATCAAGATTTATTTTAGGATACATTACTGTAACTAAATCAGCACTTCTAAAATGATTATGTAAAGGATTGTGTTCCATATGAACTTGTTTATTATACCATGCTTTTGTACAATCTAAAATATCATCAAACATTTCTTTTTCAATTATACTTTTATAAAATCCAGAATCAACTTCTTTTACATATTCATTGCAATATTTTTTAATTTTTTCGTAAACTTTAGAAGATTTAAATTTAGATGTAATATTTTTTTCTTCTAAAATATATCCAACTAGTCCACGTCTGTAGTCATCAGTAGAATTTAAACAAATATTAAATAACTCGTCTGTATCATCTTTAGATAATTTTATATGACCTATTTTAGGACCAAATTGTAATATATTTTTAAAACTACTCATCTTTTACAAATATACCATCCACCATACGACCTTTTCTGTCTTTTATATCATCGTAAGCAACTTCTAAACATTCTTCAAGTGTTGTGCCTTCTCGTTCTGCTATATTAATTAAAATAACCAAACAGTCTCCAATGTCATCTTTAACATCTTCTCCTTTACATACACTATCTGAAAGCTCTCCAACTTCTTGTATAAGTTTTAAAACTTGATCTTTACTTGTTGCACCATCAATAAGATTTCTATCATGGTGCCATTGTGATACTTTTTCTGTTAGTTCTTTCATAATCCTGCTACCTCACATGCTTGTTTAATTTCTTCTACTTCTGCTCTATTATAACCAAAATGTTTCATCCAAAATGTTGTATCAATAACATGTTGTATCATTTTTACCTGCTCATCATTAAATCTTGTTAATAATTCTCCTCCAGTTTCGCTTAGATATAAGACCCAAGGACTTATTTTTGCACTCCTTAAATCATGTACCGCTCTTGCTGGGCTTACTACTTTAAAATAATCTTGCCAATCGTTTCCAGATTCTGTACTCCAGTTATTAAGATAAATTATTGTCCTTTCTAATGCTTTTAAGCCAGGCTCTTTTTTAACATAAGTTAAAAGATACTCATCATATAAACTGTCTTTACTCCAGTCTTTTAATTTTTTACCTTCTTTTATAAGCCATTCTGCAAATTGCTCAGGCTGTAAATATTCATTAACTACGCAACTTCTTCCAAACTTAGTAAATCCTTCATAGTATTGACTTTTTATAAAATCTTCTTGTGTTTTTGGTTTGCTCACTGATGTATTTAATTCATAAAACATTTGAAATACTCTAAAACCCAATCTAATATGTGTTAAATCTTTATCAGCCCAACGTCTTTTTTTAATACACATATGAGCACTTAGAGTTCTTTCACTCATAAATGTTTTTTCACACCATTTGCATTTATTTTCCAAATATTTCTCCGATTGTTTTGTCATCGTATCCGTGTGCTTTTGCCATTTCTTTTAATTCTTCTTTAGTATTGATGTCTATTAAATAATTTATATCTTCTGCTTTCATGTGTGGAAACTTTTCACTTACAAAATCAAACACTTTACTTTTTTTCTTTCTGCTGTTAGGCGGTTTTATGTATGGATGAAATTGCACAGACCCAACACCACATACACTTAGTAATAACCATTGTAATTCAGGATGTTTACTAACCTCACTAAACTGATAATTTACACATTCATTTGTCATAAAAATATAATCTGCGGCATTTCTTCCCTGTACACTACTACAATATCTCATCATCATCCAGGCACTAAAGGCCTTTTTTCCTTCATCAGATAGATTATTATAAAAGTTTCTATCTTTTTTATCTATTGCCGCCATTATATCTTTTAACGGTATTTGAGGTTTCTTAGGCATTACTTTCCTTCAAAATCTATAATAGTTTCCACATTGTAGCCTTGATCTCTCAGCACAGAACTACCACCTAATTCAAACAGATCAATTAGTGCTAAAATTAAAATATTTTCTCTAGGTACATTCCAACATTGGCTAATAAGACCTGCTACTGCTTTTGCTGTACCACCTGTTGCAATTAGATCATCTATTATAACAATTTTATCATTTATTGTCAAATCTGAATTTCTCTGTATGTGTATTGTGGATTTTCCATACTCTAAACTGTAATCTCTCTGGTAAGTTGGATTAGGTAATTTACCTGGCTTCCTTGCTAAAGTTAAAGGCAATTCCATATCTCTGCTGATAGGACTAGCAAATAAAAAGCCTCTGCTTTCTATTGCTACTATTTTTGTTGCATTAAACATCATACATACAGCAGTCATATCAATAAGTGCTTTATTGAAGGCTTCTGGGCTTTCTAACATACTTGTAATGTCCCTAAACTGTATTCCCTCTACTGGAAAGTCAGGTACTGTTCTTATACTTTCTTTTAAATCCATAAATCTGTCTTCTCCCAAGGCATGTCGCTTTTACCAAAATGCCCATAGTTAGTTGTACTTTTTAAATCTAAGTTAAATAAATTAAACTTATCAATGATACCTTTAGGTGTTAAATC